TCGCTGTGATTTGAGACCATTCATCTTCATGAGCCGATGTACTCGATTGATCCCGCAACTTTCGCCAACATCTTTCAAATCACAGTGAATCTTGCGATAGCCATAGACTCCGCCAGATTCCAGCCAGAACTGTTTAATTAATCCTGAAAGCTGTTGCCGTTTCTTGGCAGTTTTACTGGTAGGTTGCTTTAGCCAGGCGTAATAACCACTGTGATGAACATCCAGAGTTGAACATAAACGACGAACAGGCCATATGTGCTGATTGTCCTGAATAAAGGCGTACCTCATTTGGACTGGCTTTTGAAGGAAACCCCGGGCTTTTTTTTTTTTTTCCTTTTTTTTTTAACCCCTTGCAGCTCTTTTTTTAACTTTGCTAATTCTGTACTTGGATTATTAGATTCTGTGATCTTGGGCTGCTGTGGATCATAACGTTTAATCCAAGCATACAGACTATGTGTGGTGGTTCCTAAACGTACAGCAACTTCAGCCACACTATGGCCTTTCTCAGTGACTTGCTTTACTGCTTCAATTTTGAATTCTTCAGGGTATCGTTTACTGCTCATAAGCACCTCGTTAATTAGCCATTTTATCTAACTAAAAGGTGTCTACAAAATCGGTGGCTATTCAGAGCTTCTTGGTAAGAATAAATCCTTATCTGATGAGTTGACCAATTTTAAAAGCCAATTTGAAGGTCTGGACATTGATGCAGTTAAAGGCTTGCTTCAAAAAGCTGGACAAGACGAAGAAACGAAATTGCTTGCTGAGGGCAAGATTGACGAAGTATTCGGAAAACGTACTGAGCGATTGAAAGCCGAACATCAAAAGTTATTTGATGCGGAAAAGGCGAGAGCTGACAAAGCGGAAGCTTATGCGAATAAGTTTAAGCAGTCTGTAGTCAAAGGTCAAATTGCTCAAGCATTTAGTGCTGCACAAGGTCTACCCGAAGCGACAGACGACATCACAGCACTCGCTTTATCTAAGTTCTCTTTGGATGAAAACGGTAATGCTGTAGCGATCGATGCAAATGGCGACGTGATCATTGGTAAAGATGGCAAAAATCCACTTACACCAAAAGAGTGGATTGAAGACATTCGGGAATCCAAACCTTACTTCTTTCCAAAACCTAATGGTGCAGGTGGTCAAGGCGGGAACAATTCAGGCAGCAAAAACACAATTAAACGTAGTGAGTTCGATGCAATGAACCCTACAGAAAAAGCTAACTATATCCGCAAAGGCGGCAATGTAATTGATTAATGGAGCTAATAAATGGCTAAAACTTTAACTGGCCTTACGGTCACTATTTTTAATGCGCTTGATGTTGTTTCTCGTGAATTAACTGGTTTTATTCCAGCAGTTTCATCTGACATGACATATAACCGCGCTGCTAAAGGACAAACTGTAACTTCACCGGTGGCACCTGCGGCAACTGCATCTGATATTGAACCAGGTGTAACTCCTCCAGACGATGGTGATCAAGTGATTGGTAAAGTTGATATGACTATTACCAAAGCTCGTCGTGTGCCCGTTCGTTGGAATGGTGAAGAAAAGCTTGCACTTGATAATAACGGTGCATCTTACAACACAATCCTTCGTGACCAGTTTGCTCAAGCAATGCGTACACTTGCAAATGAGGTGGAAGCAGATGTAGCAGGATTGGCAATTGGTGCTTCTCGAGCAGTTGGTACAGCAGGCACTACGCCATTTGCAACCAACTTGAAGGACAGTGCTCTTGCACTCAAAGCGCTTCAAGACAATGGCGCTCCTAAAGGTGACTTGCAGTTGGTAATTGATACTACAGCAGGCGCAAACATGCGTACTCTTGGTCAATTAAACAAAGCAAATGAAGCTAATGATGATTCCTTGCTACGTCGTGGTGTGTTGTTGGATGTGCACGGTTTTGCTATTCGTGAATCTGCCCAAGTGATTACTCCAGTATCCGGAACAGGTGCAGGTGCAACTACTGATGCGGCAGGTTATGCAGTTGGCGCAACTTCGATCACACTTGCAAGTGCTGGTACTGGGACAATCGTTGCTGGTGATGTGATTACCTTCGCTGGTGACACCAACCAGTATGTGGTTGTTGCCGGCGATACTGATGTTTCTAATGGCGGCACTATCACACTTGCTAAGCCGGGCTTACGAAAAGCTATTCCAGCAGCTGCAACTGCAATTACTGTGGCAGCAGCTTCGACTCGCAACTTGGCTTTTTCTCGATCTGCAATTGCTTTAGCAACTCGTATTCCTGCACTTCCTGAGGGTGGTGACTCTGCCGATGACCGTATGATCGTAACTGATCCTGTTAGCGGTTTATCTTTTGAAATCGCTATTTACCGCCAATACCGCCAAGTGCAATACGAAGTATCGCTTGCTTGGGGTTGTGCAATGGTTAAACCAGAGCATTCAATCATTTTGCTTGGTTAATGACTTGGGGCTTCGGCCCCATTCTTTTTGGAGAGTGAAATGTCTAAGACAGTAAAAATTAAACCTAGCCATGAATCACAAGGCGATTTCGTAATTATCTCTGTAGATCAATTCAATCCATTGGAACATGAGTTAATTGAAGGTGAAACGTTTCCAGTTAATGAAAGTGAAGTCACTAATGATGCGCTTGTCCCTGTAGAGCAATTTGATGAATTGGCTAACAAACTGGTTATCTCAGAAGAACAGCTTTTGACTGCAAAAGAAGAATTAATGGCTTTCAAAAATGATGTGCCAGCTATGAAAGCACGAATTGCAGAACTCCAAGGCGATGACACCCTGGTTGGTGCAACAAATGAAAATCAGAATCCATCAACAGAAAATACTGGTGATGCACAAGCAAGTGGCTCAAAGTCAACCGCTAAAAATAGCAAGCAATCAAAAGATCAGGAATAAATCATGATTAAATACATTACCGTAGCAGATATCGATGCAAAACTTGGTAACGATTGGGCAGACAGCGATAGTGCAAAAGCTCGCGCGGTAATGATTACCAATGTTTGGCTAACAAATCTTAAGTTACCAGATACAACAGACAATCAGCCTTTAAAAGATGCAATTCTATTGGCAGCAGTAGAGCTGATACCTGATGCAGTAAATGGAAGTCTCTATACGGAAGTTGAAACTGGTGTATTGAGCGAGACAGTATCAGCACAATCGGGAACAAGCGTTTCAAACACCTATTCAGCCACTCATAAAACATATACAGCTAATGAAAACCTAGCCTTAGCGATTCTTAAACCATGGTTAGATAAAGGATTTGGTAATGTAATTCTATTAGTGAAGATCTAATTATGAGAGCTAAAATTCAATCTAAATTAGGTAAGGCTTTTAGTACAAAGCTTGCAGACGCGGTTGATTCCTTTACCTGTACTCGCAAAATATTAACTAGTTCTAATCCCGCTAAAGGTGAAGATACTTACACCGAATATGTCTATAGCGGCAGAGGCGTCTTATTTGGCTCATATTTGAAGGATTTGGTAAAGCCTATAGATTACCGCGCCACAGACTCTAAAGCCGTGTTATTGCAAAATGAAGTGAAGGATGCGGCAGGAACTTTAGTTGATCCAGATGTTAATGACATTTGGGTGATTGAAGGCGGGAATTATCGGGTTGTGAGTTATGGTCAGGACCCCTCATCAAGTGTGTGGATCTGTCAGTTAAGAAAGGTATAACACCATGGGCTGGACAAGCAAACCGAGTGCCTTCACTAAAACAATTGAAGCCGACCTAACTAAAAAGCAAAAAGATATTGTCATTGATGCCTTAGGTGGAGTTGTATTAGCCAGTCCTGTAGACACGGGAGCCTATAGAGCATCACATAGAGTCAGCATCAACCAGACTGATCAATCATTTAATGAAGCTGAGAAAGATAAAGGCGGTGGCTCAACCATTAGCAAAGGCTCAAGCGCTTTATCACGTCTAGTTCCTTACTCAACTGTATACATCCAAACGAATGCGCCTTATGCAACCAAAATTGAATATGGCGACTTTACTGACAAGCCAGAAACACCAAAAACTACAGGTGGCTATTCAAGACAAGCGCCTCAAGGTGTTTACGGTTTAACCTTTAACTATATTGCTCAGAAATACGGTGGTTAAAATGGCAATGACTTTAGATCAAGCACGACAAGCCATTATCACTAGAGCAATGGCCTTTACTGGAATTGAGCAAGAACGTATTCAATACCCTAATGGCCCATTGATTAGTATTCCTGTAGATGGACTTTGGTGTGACTTAAATATTCTATGGGGCAGTTCTATCATTGCTGGTGTAGGTGATACTCCTTGCACCAGAAGAACAGGGGTTATTTCAATTAATTGCCTTGCAAGACCTCAAACTAATGAGGCCGATATAACACAGCTCGCAGATGCTTGGTTGGAACATTTTGAATACTTTAAGAGCGGTCAGTTAGAAGTCTTACAGGGTCAAGCGCAGAACCTCGGCAGTAATGGGGATTTTATTCAGTACAACATTTCAATAAATTATCGCGTCAATTAACGAATTTAACTTTTAAACGAACCTGTCCTTAGTGGCAGGGTTTTTTATGCCTGCTCTCAGGCAACCACTGGCTAGGCTGATCCCCGAAAAGCACGTTTCCATGTTCAACGTGCCTGCCAGTTTCTTTTTTTGAGCATGATCAGGAGAATGCTATGAATATGGTAGCGCAACCGCAGACTGTATTTTTTCACAATACTCAATTATCAATTGTCGAATACAACAACCAGCCTTATGTGCCAATGAAATTGGTTGTCGAAGGTATGGGTTTGGATTGGAAAAGCCAATACCGAAAGATTGCTAAGAAGTTTAAAACCTGCATGGTCAAAATGACCATTCAGCTATTTGGTGATAGTCAAAGCCGCGAAGTGGTTATGTTGCCACTCAGAAAGCTACCAGCTTGGCTTTATTCAGTAGAGCCCAACAAAGTAAAACCAGAACTTCGAGATACCGTCATCAAATACCAAGAAGAATGTGATGATGTGCTCTGGAACCACTGGACGGGTAAATTGAATGCTAGACACAAAGCTTTTGATGAGCTAAATGCAATTGATATGGATGAAAAAATCTCAAAGGCAAAAGCCACGCTACACAGCCATGGATTACATCTACGCAAAGCCGAAAAGAAAACCAATAAGCAGAAGCGTCAAGACTGGATTAATAAGAATACCCTATTGCTTAATTTTGGTGAGGAGGGTCTAGCATGAATCCAATTACAGATAATGCATACCTTATTTTTGCGTGCAAGCGGGTGAGCGATGGCGACCTAGAGGCGGATTTCATTATTGACGGCATTGTTTATGTTGTTGTGGCAGCATCAAAGGCTAACATACTTAACCTTGCTGAAAAGCAGGAAGAAATAGAGGTTAAATTCCCAAAACATAAAATCATCGTGACACAGCGACCATTGTTCAACTTAATTGAAACACTGGATCAGCTTGAGCAATTGGAAGCTGCAATGATTGCAGATGGCGATCTGATTGATAACAAGCCTACTGGTCGAATCGTTGATGCATTTGATTGGAATAAAAAGCATGACGGAGCAAGACAGCGCGGTCACTGCTAAAGAGAAATTTAAATATCCAACGCCCTCAATTCGAGGGCTTTTTAATGCCCGAAAATTAAGGAGAAAGCCATGTCGAGTGGTGCAAAGATCCGTCTTTACTATGCTGAAGAGCAAACCCCCGAAGTATTACCAACTACACCCGTATGGAAAACCGTACGCCGAGTTACTGATGGCTTAACTGAAAACGTCACCACTGAAGCATCAAGCAGCGTTGCAGATACTCGCTTCCGTCAAGGTGGTTTTGCAACTGAAGCAGAAATCACAGGTTCTTTAGAAGTTGAATTATCTATTGGCTTGTTTGATGACTTCTGGTCAGCAGTTGCAATGAATAACTGGGCCAGTGATGTTCTTAACTTTGGCGGTAATGTGCGAAAGACATTTACCTTCGTCAAAGTTTTTGAAGATATTAACCAGGTATTTATTTACCGTGGTGTACGCATAAATGAAGCTACAATGTCTATTGCTACTACTGGCAAAATCACAGCTACATTTGGCTTGATGGGCACTCTGTTTGAGCGTACAACTACAAACCCTGTTATTTCGCCTTTACCAGTCCCTGAATTAGTCCTTGTTTCAGCGCTTAACGTCGGTGATCTTAAAGTTAATGGTGAAACAGTTGTCGGAACTGCTTGTATGCAGTCTCTTGAATTGACCATTAACAACAATATGGAAGCAATCCGTTGTATTGGCTCTAAAAAGCTCACTGCAACGACTTATCTCGAAAAGATTGTAGATGTAACTGTGAACACTCAATACATGTTCTCGGCTCAGTCAGCGGCATATATCGACTTCATTAAAACCCGTGACACCATGCCGCTAGAATTCTCTATTGAAGATGATGCAGGTAATGGTTATGCATTCCAGTTCCCACAATTAGAAGTGGCTGAAGCTAATCACCCTGATGGCGGTGGAGAAGACACCATCACAGTCGACATTAACTACAACCATATTCGCGTATCGCCGGTTATTACTCGTGTGATTGCGCCAGTTACACCTTAATACTGATTTGGCAGCTTTATTGCTGCCTTCTTATTTGGAGATATAACATGGCTCTTGAAGTCAATATTCAAAGAAATAAAGACGTCAGTTTGTGGCGCGAATATAAAGATACTGAAGGTAATGTACTTGCTGAGTTCAAGATTCGTGGCATTGGATATAAGCCTTACCAAGTAGCACTAGAACGTGCGAATAACCAAATCACAGCTAAAGGATTTGATGTTGCTAAAGCTTCACCCGATGACAAACTCTTTCATGAATTACTTTTGGAAGCAGTTGCATGCCATTTAATTGAAGACTGGAAGGGTGTTGTATTTGTCGAAGAAGATCCTAATGGCGAACAGTTAAAGTCCGAACCTGCATACAATGCAGAGAACGCTACGAAATTGCTTAACATGGGCGATTTAGGGGTTTCTCTCTGGTCCTTTATTCGAACTGAATCAGAAAAGATTCAATCAGATGCGAACCAATATCGAGATGATGTTGTGGGAAAGTCACAACCCTCTACACCTACGCGAACAAATACGCGGGTCTCACGGACCACGAAAAAAAGCAAAGAGAAGCCCTCGGTGTAAGGCTTCCTGATGCGCCTGACTATTCTTATGTAGCTAATGCCATCCTGTCTGCATATAACACCATTGCACGATCTAGACGCTATGAACAAGGTGTTCCTCTGGCGTTAGATATATCTTCAATCAATGCTTATGTTGAGCAATATGATTTACCAGTTGAGCGGTACATATTTAATGACTGTATCTTTACACTCGACGATATGTTCTTGGATGAGGCGCATAAGAAGGCGACGCAACGAGCGACGAAGACTTAAATGCTGACTTCGGTATATAACTTAGACTTTGCGACGTGATTTAGCGCGATTGATGTAACATAATACGGTCAAGTGGTTGACATTCCCGTTAAAATTCCTTATTGACAGGAATGTCATTATCAAATATTCTATCAATGTAGTCGCAGCGCGGTATAAATACACCACGCCTAGATTGAGGTACGATAAACACTGCGATAATCGTAAACGTATTGTAAATACGTTGCCTCTAGGTGCCGAATACAATATTAATTATAACCCTGCTTATCTTTACCACCTCTTATCAAGTCTAAACTTATGGAATTGCCAGCTATGGATAATCTTTTTTTATTTGATGAAAAAAAGTTGACCCAAGCAGCAGCTTTTTTTCTGTTTAAAGCTAATGGACATTTGCCAATTCTTAAGCTCATGAAATTACTTTATATTTCTGAAAGAGAGTCTTTTAGAAAATTTCATCGCCCATTTATTGGAGATAGTTTAGTTTCCATGAGGCATGGTCCTGTTTTATCAATAACATATAATGTTATGAATGGGGCTGTTCGTCATCAAGAGTTTTGGAATGAGTGGATATCTGATCGCTCAAATAATGAAGTTGCATTAAGAGATAAGAGTATGATTCGAAGCGAAGATGATTTGCTTGAATTGAGTGATAATGATATCTCTTTATTAAATAATGTATGGCAACAATTTGGGCACTTATCAAGATGGGATTTAGTTGATTGGACTCATACTCATTGTCCAGAGTGGAGTGATCCTGGTGCAAGTAGCACTCCAATTCGCTATGATGATTTATTCTCTGCATTGGGATTTAATCAAGAACTTCAGAAGCATATTATTGAAGATATGGAATCTGAAGTTAGAATGAATCAGGAAAATGAAAACTTATGTTGTTAGGATGCTGATTACTAATGAACTGGGAAGGTAAAGTTGGGGATGCTTTTTTTCGTCCAGATGGCTTAAAGGACCATCTGAATGTTGTACTATTTGACCCAAGTAAATACACTCAACTTGGTTATGGTAATAAAATTTGCATTGTAAGAGTTAACATCACAACACTCTATGTGGATAAGTATTACGATTCAGCCTGTATAGTTAAAAAAGGCGAACATCCTTTTGTTCAGCATGACAGTTATGTGCTTTATCGAAAACTTGAAATAGAAGATTTTGAACATGTGATAAAATGTGTTAACGATGGTCCTTGGCGTCCAGCCGATCCGGTAAGTGCAGAATTGTTATTAAGAATGCAACGGGGTGTAAACATCTCTGGAGACACTCCTAGAAAATACAAAGTTCACCTTCCTGAAGTTGATGCAAATAATCAAACTGAATAACCACCCTAGGTGGTTTTTTATTGCGTCATTATTAACCACTTGTTAAATTACCCCTAAACAAGGGGTATTGTTGTTACAACAATACCCGATAATGAATTAATGAGCTAAATACCATTCAATGTCATGCGGCGATTTATTCCCAACATGCTCTAAAGTAAGGCCATATCCAATTGCTTTACGATTTAAAGCATTCGCATGACAAACCGCTTCAGATGTCAAACCACTCAAACGGCCTGCATAGCTACTTTGAATAGCTGTTAAAGCTGGATAGATTTCATTCTTAATGAACTTGCCAAGAATTGGAACATACCACATCAAGAATTGAACATCCTTATCTCGCAATACAGTATGAATGTGTGGTTCAGTTTCTTTGTACTTCTCAGCTCTGCTGTACATAGCGATCAAGTGGTGAACATATTCAACTGCCACAGGAATTACATCATATGGAATTTCATCAATGTGCTGAACATTGAAACGCTGATGAACTAATTTATAAGCATCGCTGTAATTCAAATGCTTAGTTTTAGCTACAAGAAGATTTACAGCATTGGTTAGGGGTTCACGTTCTGATTTGTGGGTTTTAGCTAAAATCTCTTTACGGACAAAATAGCAATCCTCAAGTTGCTCAAAAACTTCCCATGCTTGGTCTGTATCCAACATTTTGGCGTGACGAGCAGCCCCTCGTTCTGTCCATAAGATAAGGGATCGAGTTTTATTTGAAATTGCAGGGAAATTTGCAAGTGACTTTAAGTCACCTACAAATTTTTTCAATTCTTCACCAATAATTTTGAAGAAGTGTTTACCTTCTACAAACCGCTCTTTATTTCGAGAATAGTTTTGTTTGATGTTGTCTGTATCGGTTCCATAGAAATCAGCAAGCATTGCTGTAGTAACAACTGGAACAGATTTGAAGTTAACAATTGATATTTTGGTATCGTTGATTTGTGCTATATTAGACATGTCTTAAATCTCCATTGGTTTAGACATAAACCCCTTGCCTGATTTCGACGTCTGCAAGGGGTTTTCTTTTTCATGGCTTTTAGCCTTGATGAAGTCATCTTATTTAATATCTTTTATTGTGTCAATTCTTTTTGTTGTGCTAACACAAAAAATAGTAATTATCTTTTATTGTGCTACAATATTCTAAAATTTAACTTGTGGTGCAGCAATGGAAGTAAAGAATAATGTTGCTTGTTTGCGTGAAAAAGCAGGCTTAACGGTTTATGAGCTATCAAAGCGGTGTGGTTTTGTTAGTGGTAGCAGAGTTCTATCAAACTATGTGACAAGAGCCGAGCAGGGACATTCTGTCAAGATCGATACAGCCTTACTTATATATAAAGAACTCAAAAAAGCAGGTGTATGTAAAAATTTTGAGGATGTATTTTGGCTTGACCACATGGACTAGTAGAGAATCTTCCTTTTTAAGTTCTTGATGACATTATTTTGTCCATTTGTTAAATTGTGTGAGATTAATAACAAATGGATTACATTATGAAAAAGATTTTATTAGCGGGATTTCTTGGATTGGGCTTAGCGGGGTGTGCGACAACTCCCCAACAACCCTCAGAGCCTGTAAAATTTGAAAAGGTTTATCAAATTGATGGATTAAACCAAGCACAGATTTATGATGGCGCTAGACAATGGTTCGCTGTAGCTTTTGCTTCTGCTAACGCAGTAATTCAATATGAAGATAAGGCATCAGGCACTATCATTGGAAAGGGCAATATGCGATATCCTTGTTCGGGCATGGAGTGCTTGGCAATGACAGGAAACGAACGTGTTGATTTTACTGTAAGAGTGGACACTAAGGATGGGAAAATGCGCGTGGGTTATGATGGTTTAACCTATAGCGCTCCATCGCACATGAGTGCTGGAATAATGATGCCTGCACAAAATTACCCTATAACTGAAAGTAGGAAGTCCACACCACTGATTATTAGTAAGATTAATACTCTATCGGATGATATGGCTGAAAAGATTAAAACTCAGCAGAAAGTAAATTCGAATTGGTAATTAAAGAAGAGATACAGCATGAGCACACCACAATATCAAACAATGAAAGAAAGTGAAGTTTGCAATGCCATCGGATGGGGGTTAATTGTTCTAGGTATTATATCTGGATTTATTTTTATACTTGTGTTTGGCCGAGTTGAAGTTCCAAGAACTTATTATGGCACCGAGACCGTATGGTCAGGAATCATGGTTATTACAGGTATCGGGATAATCTTAAATGGATTCTTAGTGGGCTATCTGTTCCAAAAGGTTGCCAGCATATTGAGATATCACGAGAACAAGAGCGCATCTTAAGCAAAAACACTAACCCAAAAATCAACCTTAACAACCCACTCATTGAGTGGGTTTTTTATTGCCTAGAGGAAAGTAAAGATGGCACAAGAATCACGTCTCGTCATTGTAATTGATGCTAAAAATGCAGAGCGTAATGCGCGTAATCTAGGCAATGAATTAGATAGCATTGAGCGTAAAGGTGACTTTGCCACCAAATCAATGGATGCGTTATCTGTTGCTACACGTCAACTTGCAGGTTATATGGCTGGCTTGGTCACAGTTGGGGCTGCAGTTTCAAAGATGGATACTTACACGAGCATCCAAAACCAACTGAAGCTTGTGACAGATGGGCAAAACCAACTAAATACAGCAATGGATAATACCTTTGAGATTGCACAACGCTCGCGGTCATCATGGGAGTCGACTGCTACTGTCTATCAAAAACTAGCAATGAATGCCAAAGATGTTGGGCTAGCTCAAGAGGATATTGGTCGATTAACAGAAACTATCTCTAAAGGTATTGCATTATCAGGAGCAACAGCAACCCAAGCTGATGCTGCCATTATGCAATTAGGTCAAGCTCTTGGTGGTGGTGCATTGCGAGGGGATGAATTCAACTCAGTAATGGAAAATGGCTATGGATTAATGCAGTTGATAGCAAAAGGGATGAATGTCCCAATTGGCCAACTCAAATCTATGGCAGAAAATGGGGAATTAACTTCTGAGAAGGTCACCAAAGCATTATTAAAAATGTCAGATGAAGCTGACAAACAATTTGGCAAAACTGATTCAACAATTGGTCAATCATTAGGCTTATTAAGCAATAGTTTAACTCAGTTCATTGGAGAGGCTGGTCGAAGCTCAGGTGCTGCGCAAGTACTTTCAGGCTCAATAGAAGGTCTTGCTAACAACTTTGAATTATTGGCAGATGGTGCAGTTGTATTAGGAATTGGAGCAATCACCAAAGCGATAATCTCGAAAACAGTTGCGGTTCAATCGGATCTTATTGCTTCTGCTGCTCAAAAGGTTGCTGATCAAGCACAAAAACAAGATGCACTCGTACTCACTACTTTAAAAGTAAATGAAGCTAAAGCGCACCTTGCAAATGTTCAGGCAACTAATGCTGAGACGCAAGCCAAATTTGGTGCAACTGCTGCAAACGCACGATACAAAATTGCTTCAGATGCAGTAACTCAAGCGGTAATAGCCCAAACTGCGGCACAAAATGCGTTAAACAAAGCAACAAGCGTAGGTTCTAAAATTTTCGGTTTGGTCGGTGGTTGGGCAGGCGTTCTAACTATCGGTGTTACAGCATTAGCTGCTGGCTACATGTACATGCAAGATCGAACAGAAAAGGCTAACCAAAAACTTAAAGAGCAAGCAGAGGTAGCAAATCAAGCAGCAGAAGAGTTACGTAAACTTCATGGTGTGGAAAAACAGTCTGCTATAAATGATATGACAGCTGCGCTAGAAGCCCAGAACAAGGCTTTACATGATGCAGAATTAGCAGCAGGTGCGGCTTTAATTGATATTCAAAACTTTGCACAAGGAAATGTAGAGGTAACAAAAATATCCAATGAAGCTCGTCTAGGAACAATTAGCTACACAGAAGCACTGAGAAGACTCAATGGCATGAGTATTCCGCCAGACCTCTATAACGCACTTAAAAAACAAGTTGAAGGGTATGATCAGGCATATTTTTCAGGCGTAAAGTTGGTAGATGGCTTAAAAGCTGTAGGTATAGAAGCAAAACTTCAAGGTAATGCAGCACAAAACGCAGCTAATCAGAATAATATCCATGCGAACAGTTTGGATGGTGTTGCAGGTGCTGCAAATAATGCAACTAATGCACTAAGTGACTATCTAAAGAAATTACAGCAAAGTACTTTTAAGACAGAGCTTTCAAACAAACTTATTGGGAATTATGGTTTTGACCCTGAAAGAGCAAAAGCCTTTGCTGAGGCATATGTTCAGAATGGCAATAAGATATCTGCGCAAGATGCAAAAATTATTGATCAGAATCTTGCCGCCAACCGAAAACTCCAAGCAAGTGAGGAGGCAGTCGCCCAAGCTAAACGGAATAGTGCAGCTGCTGCACGTAAGTCTAATTCGGAGTCAAGCAAAGCAAATCGAGAAGCCATAAAAGAGGCGAACGAAGCTAAAAGATTGTTTGAGGAACAAGCTAGATTACGTGATCAATTTGCAGATAGTTACGCTCCTAAATTGACTCAAATTGAAAATGATTTACAGCGCGAGTTAGCTGAAATCCGAAAGGCAAACTTTGGAAATGAAGAGAAAGACTATATTGCAAAGGCTACGGCTCGTGCTGAATTAAACAAAGAATTGTATTTGCGTGAATTAACATATGAGATCAATCAATTTCACTGGAGTGAAGAGCAGAAACTCAAATACTCATATGAAACTAAGCAGATGCAAATCAAGGAAGGAACTGAGTTAACGGATGATTTAAAGCAGATTCGTCTTGATGCACTTAAGCAGGAGTACGATCAAGAAGTTGGGATGATTCAACTCGCTCAAGAGCAACGTCTTTTTCAGACTCAGCAATCATATATGCATGAAGTTGATGCAATGCGAGAAAGATATCGACTAGAGCGTGAAGAAATAAGTAAGACCGTTCGTGATCCTAAACAAAGGAGCAAATTATTAAACGCTTCTGCACGTGCTGAAGATAATGAGTATGAAGGTCGAAGAAGGGATGCTTTCCAAAATTACCAAGCAATGAGTGCATCGATGGGTGGATTCCAAGAGTACTACAATCTAGATAAGGAGCTAGAAGATCGTAGAAAAACGATTGATGATGCCTTGAAATGGAACAATATTTCGGAAGAAGAAGCAAGACAATCAAATCTAGCAGCCGAGAAAGATTACCTCCTAAAAAGAGCTAAACTTAACTCCTATTATGGTGAGCAGATTACAGGTTCTATGGTGGGTATGCTGGAGGCAGCAGGTGATAAACAATCAGCAATCTACAAGGCCATGTTCACTGCGAATAAGGCATTTGCAATTGCTCAATCGCTAATCTCTATCCAAGCTGGTATTGCTCAAGCTGCAAACAATCCGTTCCCTTACAACCTAGTTGCTATGGCAAGTGTCGCTGCTGAAACTGCAAGCATTGTAGGAAACATTCAATCTGTAGCTGGCATTTTCCACGGTGGTAAAGACTATGTTCCTAAAGAGGCGACTTATCTTCTAGATAAAGGTGAACGTGTTGTTTCCCCACGCCAAAACCAAGATCTAACTAACTTCTTGGCTTCCCAACGTGAAATGAACCAATACAACGCCATTAACTCTGGTCAATCCTTTGGTAGTTCTGGTGCAACTGTCCTAGAACCAATCGTGAATGTCTATGTCATGGAAGGTCAAACTGCTGACGTGACTAGAAATGACGATGGTTCTTTAGATGTTCGCATTAGGCAGATTGCTGGCGAAGTTGCGGAGCAGGTTTTCCTACAGGGAATTCAAAACCCTAATAGTAGAATCAGCAAGGCATTCAAGCAAAACTACAATGCAACACCTAGACGGCAATAATTGGTAGCCACTTCGGTGGCTATTAAATTTATTCTTTGATAGATTCTAATCTTCTTAATTAAACTTTATGGAAAAGAAGAATGAGTAGAAATGATACTAATTTATTGATAAAAGCAATTTCTGAAAATGCACATAGAGAAGATGATTATCCAGATTTCTATGTGACAGTCGGGGTTGGTGGCAGCGTAATTACTGGTACTGCAATCAGTGAAGAAGAATTTTTCGAACTCGAAGAAAATTCACTTTGGAAGGAATTCTTTTATTCCCATATCAAAGAGCCGAGAGAAAAGATAATTAAAAAGTTAGATGATGGTGAGGAAATTAAATTTCCAGACTCACTTAAAGAACATTTTTTGTATCTTAAAGATGCAAAATATATTCAAAACTCAAAATTGTTCCCAGCTGCGGGCAGACCATTAAGTATTCAGATCCGTGTTTCTGACATTTCAACTTTAAGCCTTGTTGAATTTTGTCAGGGCAAGCCTGCTGATGAGCAAAACCCTTAATTAGAAGTACAGGCATAAGAGAAGAACCGTAAGCGGTATGTAAGTAAAACCGTTTGAAGGTAACAGTATAAGAGAGAACAAACGAAGAGCTGCCTAAGGGCGGCTTTTTCTATTTCTGAATGCGGAAAAACCGCAGGATGAACTAAAAAATTGAAGGATTTAAAATCCTGAAAAAGCAAAAACCCCAGTGTTGGCGCACTGAGGTTCTTTTAAATCAACTTAACCAGAGCAAGATTAAGGAGAAAAACAATCTATATGGAAGATTTTATCAAATTAATTTATTGGTGTCTAAAGGAAATGAATGAGATGAAAGCATGGCGCTTTGTTGCGATCCTTATCACTTTGATTATCTGTACATATCTTTGGAAAATGTAATGAAACTAAATATTTAAACCGACCCACTTAGAGGTCGGTTTTTTTATGAGGCAATTATGAACACATTAAAATATTGCTCAACACAAGAAGGCTATTCTGTCGCATTCCAAAGTGGGGTAGTTTCTCAGGAGTTAGACGGTGGAGCACCACGTAATAGAAGGCTGAGTAAAAATAGTTTTCACACTGTTAGTGTTCAATGGAAGGTACTTGAAGCTGGATTTCAATATCTTGATGCGTTCTATAACGTTTGGTCTGAGACTCCTGGTCAAAGATTTAATGCTTCACTTCGGGTAAACGGACCTGAGTTTAAGCCATACGAATGCTTATTTGTTCCAGATAGCTTCCAACTCACAAGCATGCAAGGTCCAGTTTACACTGTGACAGCTCAATTACGAGTTAAGCCTATTGTAGATTCGGAGCTAAACAAGATTATTGTTGAAACTGGTAATGATGGGGAGGACTTGGCGTCATTAGTAAATCCACTCGAAAAACTGGTAAACGACGATCTGCCAAGAGCGATGGAGGGTATTTAGATGCCTGACTATACATCCTTCTTTTTAAACTCAAGCAGTGGTGTGGTGCCGCTGGAATGCGTTGAGATTTCGCATCCAGACTTTACTGAGCCTTTCCGGTTTATCAAAAACGATACAGAAGGTGTGACAGTAAAACATGAGGCCACGGGGCCGGATGTTCCATATGAATATCAACCTATGTCCATTCAACGCTCTACAGTCACAAACGACCTTGATCAAAAGCTTAGCCTAACCATTGCTGATGTAGACGATGAACTAATTAAATCGGTCGTATCTGCTCGGTTAGGTGCCAACTGGAAAGTTAGGCCATCAGTCAAATGGCGGTTGTATCGGGATGATGAATTAACTGCTCCAATGGTTTCATTGCAGACATTAGAGATTGCCACTTTATCTAAAGACAACTCTGGCAACTGTACTTTTGATGCTCAGGCGCCAGAACTTAACAGTGTGAAGACTGGTGAAATCTATTCTCTAGAAAGATTCCCATTGTTACGGGGCATGATATGAACCTAGACCATCTCCATAATCGCGTTTGGACTAAAGACTATACCTGTAATGAATTTCTATGTGATGCATGGAAGGAAGTTACAGGGCGAGATCTTAAAAAGCGCCTAGAGCGATTTTTAAATGGAAAGGGTAGCTTCAAAAAGTTAAAGGAACCCATTTCCCCCTGCATTGTTTTTTTTACGAATGGCACAAGAAGCTCGACACATGTTGGGCTTTTTTATTGTGACAAGGTTTTGCACTTAACGGGTCGTGGTGTGCAGTACGTTCCACTTGAAATTATTTCCATGAACTTTCGGGAAACGAGGTTTTATAAATGAGTTTGAAAAAAGTCATCATCGTTCCTGATGTTTATGATCGCTCTACATGGTCAGAAGCAGAAGTTGAAGATGTTCTAGCCTATATCTACCAACAGTTTGATGTGTGGCCTGAAAACGCAAAGATTTATCACAACCAGATTGCAGAAAGTTGTGATGTCACTCCCAACCATCCAAAAAGAATTAATGCCCAGATTGAACACATTCAGACATTAGAAGGTACTTTTTATGTAGTGATTGAGCCAGCAGAGCCTATTTCTCTGGCAATGTGGGTATTTTATGCAATTGTAGCTGCGACTACTGCTTATAGTCTCTACACTGTGTTGACTATGCCGAAACCACAGGCGCCAGTGGCAGGGTCTTCAAATAATGAACTAGCACAACGCTCTAATCAAGCTCGATTAAATGGACGTATTCCAGATATTTTTGGTCGAGTTCGCTCTTATCCTGATCTCATTGCGCAACCATACACTTATTTTGACGATGCAACAGGCAAAGAGATTGAATATTGCTTGATGGTGATTGGTCGAGGTTACTATCAAATAAAAGATTGTCGAGACGGCACTACTGAAGTTTCAGGAATTGATGGGGTCAGCGTCTCAATTTATGATCCAGGTGTATCCATTGTGAATGGAATTCCAACATATCAAGTTGGAGAGGCTTTCACCGAGCCACCATTATCTGTAATCAAATCAAGCGCAATCAATGGCCAAACTCTGCAATACCCAAATGATCAAAAAATTGAGTCAAGCCTGATTTACTTTCAATACCCAAATCTAATTAAGACATCTGGTTCAACAATTGATTTCACTACATTGTTTACTACTAACGATATTGTTGCCATTTATAATGCTAGATATGGTGTGCTTGATGTGATGCTATCAGGCGAAATCATGGTGACAAGTTCGGGTTCAGTCATCATTGAATCTACAACCAATATTGCCAATGAGAACACATTCAAAGGTTTGTTACTAACAGGGGCGCTTGTTGATATCTCTACAACTTCGGGTGATCCGCCAGAAACAACTGTGACCAAGCGAGACTTGTCTGGTCAGTATGTCATTTCAGGCATTACTAAAACTGCCATTTCAGGTGGTTTTCATTATGAGATTGTTTTGTCAAACCCAAACACAGTGAACTCAAATTGGAAGTATGTGAATGATGACTATACGCTTACATCTGGAGCACTTTTAAATAAAAACACTCAAGGTATTAATCTTGATGGTTCTTATACGATTGCGACAATTACAGCAGATACGATCACGCTTGCACCACCATCATCTGTAAATAATGAATGGGACAAGCTATCAACGCTGCCAAACCAAAACACCACTGGCCAAGACGTTTTAGTGCGTTTAGATGGTTCAACTGACAAGTGGGTGGGGTGGTTTAATATTGCCAAAAATGATGCCACTGGCCTGTTTTACAATCTTGTGTATCCGCAAGGTTTGTATTGGCAGTCACGTTCTGGTCGGCAAGATGCTCACCCAAGCCGCATCAAAATTGAATATCAGCAGATCGACAATAATAACGTACCGTTCGGAGCGATTTATTCAAATGAGTTCTATATTTTTGATAGGAAGCTCACGCAGTTTGGTAAGTCGGTCACCGTTGATTTTCCGTTTACTGGCTCATTCCGATTCCGTGTTGCACGTTTGACAAATGATGATTCAAATGCACGTGCAGATGTCAAAATTAAAGATGTGTTTGGGTTTTCTATCTCGGATAAAGACATTTACAACAATGTGACTGTATTGCGTTCTCGAACAGTTGCTACCGATGGCGCCCTAAGCATCAAAGAACGCAAGCTGAACTGTTTGGTGAATCGCAAGCTACCGCTTGATGGCACAGGGCCTTTACAGGTCACACGTTCAGCAGGTCAGGCGCTCATCAATCTAGCTTTAGATCAGTACATTGGCCGCCGAACTAGTGCAGAGGTGGACATTGCTCAAATCAATGCAGAGATTGCCAAAGTTAATGCTTATTTTGGTTCAGACCTTATGTCTGAGTTCAATTACACCATTGATGACGACAATCTAAGCTTTGAAGAAATCGCAGGGATGGTGGCGAGTTCAGCATTCTGCGAGCCGTACCGGTTCGGAAGTCTAACCCGTCTCAAGTTTGAGCAACCACAAGAAAACGCTGTCTTGCTTTTTAATCACCGGAACAAAGTGCCTTTAACTGAAAAGCGCTCTTATACATTTGGTGTGCAGAAAGACTATGACGGGGTAGAGCTTGAGTACACTTCAGATGTTGATGATGCACGTGTGAAGTACATCATTCCAGAAGACATCACGCCTAAGAATCCTTTAAAGATCACGACGACAGGCATTCGTAATGAAGCTCAAGCGAAAGTAAGAGCGTGGCGCGAGTGGAATAAGCTTCGCTACAAGTACATGTCTTGTGAAGTGGAAGTTTTAGACGAGTCTGAGCTTTTGATTCGTAATGACCGTATTTTGGTGGCAAACAACACAGTTGTGGACACTCAAGATGGTGAGATTGAGTCAGTGGATGGCTTGATAGTTAAAACATCACAGCCATGCACTTTTGAAACAGGACATGACTACTATATTTATCTTCAAATGTCCGATGCCACTGTAGATATGGTGCCATGTACGGCAGGTGTTGATAAATATCATGTAGTGCTTAGCCGTCCACCAGTTCAGCCGTTAGTAGTAACTGCCGATCGATATGTGAAAACACTTTACACATTGGTTCGCGCCGATCAGGCAGAAGTACAAGCCTTCATGCTTGAAGAACTTACCCCTCAAACTCAAATGACCAATACGCTTAAGGCTTCTAACTACGATGCCAGATTCTATGAGCGTGACCATGACTTTATTTAATTAATTAACAGAAATCCAAGCCCCTTTATCGGGGCTTTTTTATGCTTGGAGAAAAGTAATGGCTGATCAGATCGTTACTCGACAGGACCTCGTAGATGCACACTATGATGCAGAAACCTTAGGGGAGTGTATTAACGGGGAAGAAAATACAGAAGTAACTTCGCGGTTAGGTAGAACATATTGGACCTTAGCCACAATTAATTACCTAATTTCACAGGGCCAATTAAAGATCAGCGACCTTCAGGAGGCTATTGATATTGCACTAGCTGCTGGAGCAGGCGAAAACGGGTGGATAGATACACTGGTACTGACTTTAACTGGTGAGAATCTCAGGGAATTCAATAAAAAAACAATCAGTACTTTAGATTGCATTGATGATCTAACAAATACATTGCCGTGGCCTGGGCGCACGGTAAATGTACGCTCAGTCATTAGAAATAAACATCTAGGTGGCGGGACATTTGTATTTAATCAGAATAGCACCAGAACCCCAGACGGGTATATCGTTGTTGCTGATGTTGGAGGGAATTGGGAAAAAATCACAGTTGCTTTTCCAACCGTTGATGATTTCGGTGGACTTGGTGATGACCCGAACTATGATGATGCTGATGCCTTTATTAAATGTGCGTTAAGCCCATACACAGGTTCAAATATTTATCTTGCTAACAGACAAGTTGAATACCGTATCAATAAACAAGTTGATTGCAAGGGTAAAGGTATTGTTGGTGGTGGATTTAGCAGACAAAATGCTACTGCGTATGCAATGAACTCTCTAAAGGTAAGACCAGGTGATTATTCAAATTCAAACACTCTTCTTAATAATGTGGCATTTATTAACGTTGGCGCCGAAGTAAGAGACTTACAATTAGTAAGTGAGGGTGTTTCAGAGAATATCTCGGGTTTAAAAGTCGACGGTTACAACTTCACACTTTCAAACGCCAATATTTCAGGTTTTTACAATCAAGTATATTTATCAAACGCAACAGTTTCATTCCGCGTTCAAAATTTGATGTCGATTAGTGCGGCAAATGCAGGGTTCTTTATCGCAGATGTGGAATCTAAACAAAGTACAACTGCATATTTTGATAATTGCTCGTGGCAATGGGGTAAATACCCTGTGCTGTTTGCTAAAGAAGCATATCAGTGCGTCTTTAATAATATTATTCTTGAATATATGCAGTACGGTTTAACTGCCGGTATTTGGTCGAATTGCTCATTCAATGCAATTTGGGCAGAGCAAACAAGAGATGGTGTAGCTCGTGACTGGCTTGTAAATACTTCTTATCAACAAACATTTAATTGCATCACTAATAATCTATACATTAGAACGCCTTGGCTAAATCGAGCTGACACAACTGCTTTGGCTGTATCAGATAATATCGGTGGTGTTGTTATCGATAAGAGCCGCATTACCTTGGGCGGTGCGACGGGTGCGAAAATACAACTTTCCCCATCTGGGTTGGCAACACTTTTTGCTAATTGGTATGGTGGTATTAATCGAAGATTATTAATTACTACTCAACCGACTGCGGCAGATTCTGGGTATAAAACACCAATCCACATCAATGCACCTAATAGCGAATTGTATTTTGGAAATCAGGATGAAACATCAGTTTCAAGTGTAGTATTTAAGCGAGTAATTGGCGCTACTGCTACAAATACACCTTATATTGCGTCAGACTCGTGGACTAAAAAAATTCGAAAGTGGAATACTTACAATCACGAAGTATCAAAAGTCGGGCGTTTTATTGCACCGATGATGCTGACTTATGATGTCAACTTTACTACCCAACAAAATAACGCAGGCTGGTCTATCTCAAAAGAGTCTACGGGAGTCTATAGATTGCAACGAGATGCGGGCGTAACAACTGAATTAGCAAATCCGCACATTTTTGTTTCTGGCATTTTTTCTGGAACGGGATTAGGTGATGGAAAGGCTATATTGCCACCGACGCTACAAGCAATTGAAGCATACAGTGGGAGTTGGTCGTCTTACAAAGTTGCAGCTGGAGTCAAGTTGTTTTTTATAGATTTGACAGGTGCGTTAGTTGATCCAATGCGCTTCTCAGTATCATTCACACTAGAATCAGGAATTTAATATGAACTACGCAGATATGTATGTACAGGGTGCACTGCCAAAGATTGAGGCAGACATTGCACAAAACGGAGTATGTACTCTTTATTCAAAGATGACTTTAAATGAAGAAACAACAACGGCCATTTCTAATCTACTTTTTGAGAAAGGGTTCAATACTGAAGTATCAATTGAAGATGATCCTGATTTTATTGGTAGTCGATATAAGCTTGTAATTAAAAAAGCATCGTAACTACACACCAAACCACCACAAGCCCTAGCTTTTAATAAGTTAGGGCTTTTTTATTGCCGAAATTAGGGGGAAGGCATGACTGAAAATGAATCATACGGGTTGAGATTTGAAAAGAAAATCGACTCCATTCAGAGTGATATTCGCATGTTGTCAGATCATGTTACTCGACTGACTTTTATTAATGAAGCACACAAAGAGACTAGCGAACAGAACAAAAAAGATATCGATACATTAGATATCAAAGTCGCGAATTTGGAAAATCGTACAGCAGCGCAAGATGGTGGAATTTCTGTGCTGCGTGTATTGCTGGGAATATTTGCAGGCATCGTATTTTCATTGTGTGCGTGGGTTGGATCTTCAATTATTCAATTAAGCCAAGACCAGTCTTTAATTAAAGAGAAAGTATCACGGTTGGAGGAAGCAAAAAGATGAACAGTGAAAATACCCGAGCTTATCTAGCTTTCGCATTGGTGGGATTAATGTTTGTTCTAGTGATTGCTTTATTTTTTGTGGATATGCCGCGAGAAAACAGCAATCTGATCAATACGGCATTGGGTTTCATTGCAGGGGCTATGACAACTGCATGTGGCTTTTATTTTGGTAGCTCTGAGTTAGAGAAAAAGAAAGGTGAATCAAATGACAACTAAACCATTCTTCGACGCTGCCCGAGTAATTGCAGGCGGCAAGCTTACACAGGCGCAAGTAGACGATCTAAATAAAGTGGTCGAAAAACTTGCACCAGGTGGAAAAACTACAAGTGATGATGGTATAGATTTAATAACTAGTTTTGAAGGCACACGATTCACAGCTTATGACGATGGGGTAGGAGTCTGGACCATTGGCACTGGCACCACAGTTTATCCAAATGGCGCGAAGGTTAAGCAAGGTGACACTTGCACACCTGAGCAAGCTAAGGCCTACTTCAAGCACGACTTAGCTAAATTTGAAAAGACTGTAAATGCATCTGTGACAGTGCCCCTAAATCAAAATCAGTTTGATGCTTTGGTTTCTCTGACTTACAACATTGGCGCAGGTGCTTTAAAGAATTCAACTTTGCTCAAGTTGCTTAATAAAGGCGACTACAAAGGCGCTGCCGATCAATTCCTTGTATGGAACAAAGCAGGTGGCAAGGTTATGAAGGGTCTAGTTCGTCGCCGAGAAGCAGAGCGAGCACTCTTTTTAAAGAAGTAACTTATATGTGTAAGCGTACTAAAGTTGCAACAATCATCACATTGCTGTGCCTCCTCTTCTCAGGTTGCACAGCTCACACAATTAATAGTAATGTGAATGTCTCGATTTGTGTAAGGGCTTTGTGATGTCGCAAGTCATGATTATGGTTTCGGAAGCGGGCAGAATGGAGAATACTTGCAATCTACCCGCTGATTTAGATAAGAACGGGAATGTTCTTAAAATCTATGACTACTCATTAAAAGAATTGCCGATTAATTTAGATGGCACCGTGACTTACAATGGTAAAAGATGGACCTTTGATAAGAAGCAAAGTTTTTGA